ACCGCTGAAAAGAAGCACGCATCGGCTTTTGATCTAGTATCCGCTGTTCTGGACACTGTGACATTCTTCATTGAAGGAGGTTACGCATGTTTCAAACAGGGATCTTTCAAGCCTTTGTTATATGGCAGTTTAGATGCTCAAAACTTTGAGGATCTCTATGCCAAATGTGCTGAGTGCCACGATAATTCTCTTGTAGGAACTTTAGAGAAGATTTGTGGCTTAGACGGTAATGATTACGAGCATCTTTTATGTGAAACTATGGACAAAGCGAAGCAGATGTTAGCAATGGGACAATCAGTCCCATATCAGAATGTATTGCGTCGAAAGATCGACACGATTTATTCTTGGCAAGCATCTTTCCGCCAAGTCCGAGTTAACGGCGGCCTCAGAATCGCACCCTACATGGTAGGCATCTTTGGAGGTTCTAGCGTGGGTAAATCCACAATAGGCCAAATATTGATGGTGTATATTCTGAAGCGTAATGGTTATGCCTGTGATGACGAATACCTCTGCACTTTGCAAGAGATGGATCGTTATCAGTCGAATTATCAAGCCCATATGAATGGGATTTTTATTGACGACATAGGCAACACCAAGTCGGAATTCGTGAATGACCCCGCTACTAATATGATCATCAAGATCAAAAACAATGTCAAGACTTACGCGGTCAAGGCAGATGTTGAAAGTAAAGGGAAGGTCTCCATGGAGCCCATGTGCTTCATTACCACGAAAAACGTAAAGGATTCAGGCGCAAGTGTCTACTCAAATGAACCTGTGTCAATTTGTAGGCGTGATGACATCACGCTCACTGTGACAGTAAGGCCAGAATACGAGGAGTATAACATGCTCAGCACTCGTTTGATCGAGGAAATTCATGGGGATAACCCCCCATTGATTCCCGACTTCTGGATCATCAGAGTTGAACACGCCGTCCCAGTACCGTCCAAGGTCAAGGGAGCCCCTGCCAATGTGCAATGGGTTCCCAAGAAGGACAAGCACGGTAAAGAGATGACCGCTGTCTCGCTAGCTCACTTGATTGAGTTTCTAAGCGATGAGACGCCGAAATATTTCGCCAACCAGAAACGGGTGGTCGAGAATTCGGTTAATCTCGCTAAGAAAATCGAACTTTGTGAGAAGTGCAACACACCAAAGCAAGGCGTTTGCGCCTGCAATGGACGTCAGGACAAACCTATCTTAGGTGAGGATCCCGATACCCAGAAATGGTGTCATCGAGTTGCAAAGCAAGTACAGCAGAAGAAGGAAGCATTTGACTTTTCACAAGGTCAACTGTATCTCGAGGATAATGATGGACGTCTTCACGTTCGTAAATTCATCCATTATAATCCCGATGGCACTCCTTACTTCACCACGAAATCGAAGTCGTGTGAAGTTACGATGCCCTTCTCTCGTGCTCACAAGTTCCACCAGCCCCCAAATGCCCAGAAGATACCCACTGAACATGCCATAACAGGCGAGGACATGATACCTGAAATAGGACAAGTCTTCGCTTGGGCAATGTATCCATTTTATGCTAAGTACACTACTTTGGCATTGAAATGTTGGAGTAAATTCTGGGTGGGGGCTGAAGCCTACACCACACAATGGTGTCTTGATCAGCTTGAGTGGTTAGAAACCTCTCCATTCGCTGTCTGGACAAATTGGCTTCCCAAGGCATGGATAGAACACCCTTACTTCCGAGATTTCATCTTCTGGTCTAACCAGAAAGAGATCAATCGGCGAGTTCGGCAGTCTGTCATATGCCATGTGACAAGCGCAACGTTGTGTCTTTGCACAGCCTTATACTCTTGGCATGCCCGTACTTGTACGGGGCCGAGCGTTTGGTTTGTGCCACAAGACTTTACGTGCTATTCCATGTTTTTCCTTGCGAATCCGTGGAATTTGTCCATTGTGTGGTTTCCCTTGCCTACCCTCATTGTTTGTTTTGTATGTGCTACAATTGCAGTTATCAACTTGTTGTCGATTGCAGTTTTGGCACAATTTCACAAACGGAGGTTGTACGACGCACTCCACAGAGATCATTCACGGATGCCAGATTTCTTCAAGTACTATCGTGATCACCACGCAAAGTGGTTGATTAACACAAGTGCTTTGATTCTGGCAGTCTATGGATTGGTCCAAGTGTGGAAGGCCTCGAAAATCATCATTAAAGCTATGGACAAAGAACCTGAGGGTAATTTAGCTCCAACAACTGATGGTGATATCGAGAAGCGAGACACGGAAGTGAACCCTTGGGCTTCAGTCCGTATCTCAGCTATGCCGTGCTCCGACAAGTCGAAGACGATCACTCCAGATCAACTGGAGGAACGTGCCTTTGCCAATTTGTGCTACATGGAAATTGAGAACTTGAAGACAGGCAAGAAACATCATTGCGATGCATTCTTTCCCAGGTCTAATATAGCTATCATTCCACAGCACTCTTGGGTGCATACTGATCTGAAGGCAACATTCACTCGACATAACCCCCAATTCATTGGAGGAAATTTTGAGTGCTATTTGTATCAGAAGCACAGTGTGCACATACCAGGCACCGATTTGTCTTTGGTGTGGATTCCTAATGGAGGTGATTGGAAGGATCTGACTGACTATCTGCCGCTTGCGGCATATGGTCAAGTACCCGCGAGACTAGTCTACAAGGACAGTGAAGGTGGAAAGCGAATTTCTCGCTTTGCCACCCGAGTCCTTATGACAGGTCATCGGGATGCACAGTTTCTAGGTTGTGAATACGACCTGGAATGGGACCATTTTAATGGACTGTGCATGTCTCCTATCATCACTGAGACCAAAGGGCCCACAATTGGAGCTTTCCACTTAGGTGGAAGTGCGTCAAACGGAAGAAGGGGATGTGCTGGATTACTCACCAGGAAGCAATTTGATCAGGCTTATGACGAACTTCGTCAATTGCCAGGTCTTATAGTTTCCAAGAGTTCCGGTACTTTGCCAACTGAAATGTATGATGTGCAGTTCTATCAGGGTGACACTGTTCACCCGAAGAGTCCTGTCAATTATTTGCCTTTGGGCTCTAATTGCAAGTTCTACGGACAAGTCACAGGACGGGCTACATATCATTCAACTGTGCGTACTACTATCATTTCTGACCATGTCAAAGATGTGTGTGGCATACCACAGCAGTGGGCGGGACCCAAATTCCGCAAAGGCTGGCCTTGGCAAGCATCTCTGCAATACTCTACACGACCATCGTGTGGAGTTGAGGGTAGTTTACTTGTTCTTGCTGTCAATGATTATCGCAATCATATGATTGAGCAATTGGACAGGTTTCCTTCGTTACGACGAAAGGTTACTCCCCTGAGCGAGATGGACACGGTTTGTGGCCAAGATGGAGTCCGTTTTATTGACAAAATGCCTGCAGGTACCTCTGTAGGCTTTCCTTTGTCCGGACCGAAGAAGAATTTCCTTGAAGAACTTGATCCTCAGGAACATACTTCCCATCAATTTCCGTGCCGACTGGATGAACGTTTTTGGACGCATGCCAAGGAATTGGAAGAGCTTTATCTCCAAGGAGAGAGAGCTTATCCTATATTCAAGGCGTGCATGAAGGATGAACCCACGAAAATCACTAAGGACAAAGTCCGTATTTTCCAGGGAGCTCCTTTAGTTCTCCAGTTGCTTGTCAGACGCTACTATCTCCCAATTGTCCGTGTTCTTTCCATGTTGCCACTCGAATCTGAGTGTGCAGTAGGTGTGAATGCCCAGGGTCCCGAATGGGATCAACTGGCACGCTTCATTACCAAATATGGTGAAGACAGGATATTGGCGGGAGATTATGGCAAATATGATTTGCGCATGCCTGCTCAAGTGATGTTCGCAGCATTCAGGATCTTAATTGATCTTGGAAAGCACTGCGGTTACTCAGAGCGGGATGTTGCAATCATGGAAGGTATTGCAACTGACATTTGTTACCCTCTCATGGCCTACAACGGAGACTTGATTCAACACTTTGGCTCTAACCCCTCGGGGCAGAACCTAACTGTGTACATCAACTCTATTGTGAATTCGCTTTTGTTCAGGTGTGCATACTTCAAGATATATGAGGGACGACGAGTCCCCAAATTTCGAGATGTGTGTGCACTGATGACTTACGGCGATGACGCAAAGAGCTCCGTGAAGGCTGGTTACTCAGAATTCAACCACATTGCAGTGGCGAAGTTCTTGAGTGACCGAGACATGGTGTTTACAATGCCGGACAAGACTTCCACTCCCACTCCGTACATGTCTGATGCTGATGCAGACTTTCTCAAGAGGAAGAATGTATTCAGCCCAGACACCAATATGATAATGGGCGCACTCGACGAAGGTTCGATCTTCAAGAGTTTGCATGCTACTATGGAATCTTCTGCGATTACCAAGCAGCAGGCTGCAGCCTTTAACATTGACGGAGGATTGAGAGAGTGGTTTAATCATGGCCGTTCCGTGTATGAGCTCAGAAGAGAGCAAATGCAGGAAGTTGCTAAGAGAGCGGACATAGCTCACATTTGTACCCTATTGGATAGGTCATATGATGAGGCTCTCAGCGTGTGGAAGGACACGTATTTGTCAAAAGAGCAGGAGGCCTCTTAAGCCTCCTATCTGTCCTGGAATGACGTTAAACTTATCCCTCTGGCCGCACCTATGCGGCCACACGTTGAAAATAGGATTTCCGGTATGGATACCAGGGAGAAAATGTTAGCTGTCAACACTATCTCCTGAGGCTTCCGGATCTAGGGCACTCCCTCGTGAGTACTACCTTGCCCGGGTACCGTTCAGCACAGTGGTGTGGTATAAACCGACCACATACACTTCATAGTAGGTTTACCAGTCCTTTCAACGTAAGAATATCTACAGAAAACTTGGAGAATAAACATCAAATTGTTTCGTTCTCCGACCAAACCCAAGATTGGGTCTACACGGTCGACAGTCAACCTGACTCGACATTCAATGTGGCGGCCAAGTCTGATACGTCGCTGGAATCATTTTTCAGGCGTCC